TCTCCAAATGGTTCGTGCTGTTGGTGAGCATACATTCCAGCCCAAGATTGGATTTAAGACCCGCTATGCGGTTGTTGCTAATCCATTCGCTAAGGGTGCAACCGAATCTGTTGCTCCTGACAACATTTCAACCAACTCGAACGTATACTACAGAAGAGTCAAGGTTCAGAACCTCATGTGATCCATCGGATTCACAACTCATAAAAAATGGAGGGTCTTCGGACCCTCTTTTTTTATATAAAAGTAAAATGACCAATAAATAAAAAAGGTAAAATGAGAACTTTTAATGACATTTCCAAATCAAATAGAAAATAGAAATTTTTTATCTCCAGTTGGATTTAGATTTACATTATCAAAATATAAAAAAGTATCCTTCTTTTGCAATACTGCAAAAATACCATCAATTACTCTTGGGACTGAATTGCAGGCAACATACTTGAAAAACATTGATGTTCCTGGGGATATAATTACATACAATGATTTGACATTAACATTTTTAGTTGATGAAAATATGGAAAACTATTTGGAAATTCACAATTGGATAACGGGACTTGGTTTTCCAGAAACAACAAAACAATATAAGGATTTAATTACATCGGATGGATCTCAAGATATAAATGAAGGATTTAGTGATGGAACACTCTATATTTTAAATAGCAACTATAATACAGTAAGAAGTGTTATATTTCAAGATTTATATCCTGTATCATTATCTTCACTCGACTTTAATGCTTCAGAAACAGACATAGAATACTTTACAGCACAGGCAACTTTCAAGTATACTGTATATACAATACAATAAAAAAATATTGGATGATTATGAATCTAGATGAAATTCAGGATATGTGGAAAAAAGATTCTGTAATTGATCCTGATAATTTGCATGATGAATCTTTAAAGATACCACAGTTACATGCTAAGTATTATACTTTATATAATACAATAACTTTACTTAGAGAAAAAGCAAGAGAAACTTACAATAAAGTAAAGCTTGAACGATATAACTACTACTCAGGAAAGGCACCAGCAGAGGTTTATGACCAAGAACCGTTTCCATATAAAGTCAGAGATAAAGAAGCGCTACAGAGGCATCTAGATGCCGATGAGAGGTTAAATAAAATTGATCTTAAAATCAGATATTATGATATTATGCTCAAGTTTCTTGAGGAGATAATTAAAACAGTATCAAATAGAACATTTCAAATTAAGAATGCAATTGAATGGAATAGATTTCAAGCAGGATTTAATTAATAATATAACCTCTCCCATTGAGAGGTTTTTTTATTGCCAATAAATATTATTATACTGAACATTAATTTATGTCCCATTTGGTAATCTCAAAGAAGAACGAAGTATTTCTTCAGATTGAAGCAGAACCTCACATTTACTACGAACTGAGAGATGCATTTCAATTTGAAGTTCCAAATGCAAAGTATGCTCCAGCATACAAAAATAAATGGTGGGATGGGTTTATATATCTGTTTAATGTAAATACTAAAGAAATATATGTAGGTCTTTTAGATAAAGTTATTCGTTTTTGTGAGCAATATAATTATACATATGAATTTAAAGATAATAAGTATTATGGTCTTCCTTTTGAAGTGAATGAAAATATTTCAAAGGAGGGTGTCAAAGATTATATGAATTCTATTTGCAAATATTCCCCCCGTGACTACCAAATAGAGGGAGTATACGACGCTTTAAGACATAATAGAAAGTTATTGATATCTCCAACTGCTTCTGGAAAATCATTGATGATTTATTCAGTAGTGAGATATTATGTTGCGAAACAACAAAATATTCTTTTAGTTGTTCCAACGACATCCCTTGTAGAGCAGATGTATAAAGATTTTGAAGATTATGGATTTGATGTTGGTTCATATTGCCACAAAATTTATGCTGGTAAGGAAAGAGAAACAGATTCCCAAGTAATTATTACAACCTGGCAATCTATATACAAACTTCCTCGACAATATTTTTCAAGATTTAATGTAGTAATTGGAGATGAAGCACACCAGTTTAAATCAAAATCATTAGTATCTATAATGACAAAACTTTCTGATGCAAAATATAGATTTGGATTTACTGGAACTCTAGATGGCACCCAAACACATAAATGGGTTTTAGAGGGACTATTTGGACCATCATATAAAATTATTAAAACTAATGAATTGATGGAAAAAGGTCATGTTGCAAAATTAGATATTAAGGTTCTTTTACTTAAGCATAATCCACATAAATTTGAAACCTTTGAGGATGAAATTCAATACATTATAAATCATGAGAAAAGAAATAATTTTATTAAAAATTTAGCTCTAGATCTAAAAGGAAATACATTAGTTCTTTTTGCAAGAGTTGAAGGTCATGGAGAACCATTATACAATTTAATAAATAATAGCATCAGTGAAAATCGTCATGTATTTTTTGTTCATGGTGGTGTAGACACTGAAGATAGAGAAAAAGTTAGAGAAATCACAGAAAGGGAAGACAATGCAATTATTGTTGCTTCTTATGGCACTTTTAGCACTGGTATCAATATTAAAAATTTGCATAATGTAATCTTTGCTTCACCATCAAAATCTAGAATTAGGAATTTGCAATCAATTGGTAGAGTTTTAAGAAAGGGAAATAACAAAACTAAAGCAGTTTTATATGATATTGCCGATGATATCAATTATAAATCAAGAAACAATTATACACTCAATCATTTAATAGAAAGAATTAAAATTTATAATGAAGAAAATTTTAATTACGATATTGTAAACATACCTTTTAAAAAATAATGGGAGAAGAGTTCTACGCAATTATTAAACTGGTTTCTGGAGAAGAGATAATGTCTCTTGTAATGGTAGATGATACTAACGATGAGACTGTTATTGTTCTTCAGAATCCAGTTACAATGAAAACATTTCAAAACCATCAAGGAGTTCACATAAAAGTAAGGCCTTGGATGGAAATGTCTGATGATGATTTCTATATTATTAAAATGGATAAGATCATTACAATAACAGAAACTAGTAATGAAAGGATAATAGATCTTTACAATAAATTCATTGATGAAGATGAATATGATGAAATAAGTGTTTCTAACAATAGTTCTGGGAAGATAAAACCATCAGCTAAGATGGGATATATAGATTCTGTTAAAGAAGCTAGAAAGAAACTTGAAAATATCTTCAATAACTCTAAAGAAAGCTAAAAGCTATTATTTTTCTCTAACGGGAACAAACCTATTCTAATCATGTTTACGCCATATGTCAAGCTGTTGAAATAGACTTCAATACTGTGGTATAATGTGAACAAATAAAGGAATACAAAAATGCCATGCCAAAGAAAAAGACAGAACATTATGTCAACAACAAAGAGTTGTTACAAGCACTGATCGTATACAGAAAAAAATTAGAGCATTCTAGAGAAAACGATTTACCGAAACCACCAGTTACTAATTATCTTGGAGAATGTTTTTTTAAAATCGCAACTAGGTTGTCATACAAACCTAATTTTGTGAATTATATGTTTAGAGAAGATATGATCTCTGACGGTATTGAAAACTGTGTTGAATATATTCATAACTTTGACCCAGAAAAATCTTCCAATCCATTTGCATATTTTACGCAAATTATTCATTATGCTTTTCTTAGAAGAATTCAAAAAGAGAAAAAGCAATTAGAAATTAAAGCTAAAATAATTGAAAGAACTGGATTCGATGAAGTTATGATGGTTGACAATAGCTTGCTTTCTGGGCACAGTTCGGAGTATAATAGCATTAAAGATTCAATTCATTACCGAAATAACAGATGAAAATTGCTGTAATTACAGATACACATTATGGTGCAAAAAAAGGTTCAAAGAATCTTCACGACTATTTTGAACTTTTTTATGAGAATATTTTCTTCCCGACACTTGAAAAATATGATGTAAAATCTGTAATTCATATGGGTGATGCCTTTGATAGTAGAAAGTCAATTGACTATCAAAGTCTAGAATGGTCGAAAAGAGTTGTATTTGATAATTTAAAAAAATATGATGTCCATATGATCATTGGAAATCATGATGTTTATTACAAAGATACTAATAATATAAATTCTCCAGATCTTTTGTTGAAGACTTATAATAACATCACTACTTATAAGGATCCATCAGAAGTAAAAATTGGAAATTTGAATATTCTATTTCTTCCTTGGATCAATAAAGAAAATCAAGAAAAATCTTTTGAATTAATTAAAAAGACAAATTGTAAGTGTGCAATGGGTCATCTTGAATTTCAGGGATTTAGAGTAAATAAACAAATAATAATGGAGCATGGACTAGATAGTAAATCATTCGATAAGTTTGATAGAGTTTTTAGTGGACATTATCATACAAGATCTGATAATGGAAAAATTTTCTATTTGGGGAATCCATATGAAATGTATTGGACAGATGTTGATGATACTAGAGGATTTCATATTTTCGATACAGAAACTCTAGAACTAATTCCCATTAATAATACATATAAACTATTTTATAATATCTATTATGATGATACCCCTATTCAAACATTCAATTTTAGTAAATATAAAAACAAAATTGTCAAAGTAGTTGTAAGAAAAAAATCAAAACCAAAGGAGTTTGATAAGTTTATTGACAAATTAAATCTTGCCGGAGTTGAAGATCTTAAAATTATTGAAAATTTTATAATAATTGAAAAGGAAGATTTTGAAGTAGATGAAGAAGAAAATACAATGTCAATATTGAATAGATATATTGATGATTCTGAATTTAATCTTGACAAGGGTAAAA